CATAATATAAAGATAAACTATATTTTATATTATAAAATGGGTATTTATAGCAATGGTAGCATTTTTGGAATAAGAATATATAATTTTAATAACGAAGATTTCAGTAATATATTATTTGAAGAAAAATATGATGAAATTATGAGTCATCAACAAATGAGTGAAGCGTATTTATTCTATAATGCATTAAATGATAAAAATAACATATGTTTTAACATTTATACTGAATGTAATAGCACATTAAATGCAAATAATAAGGAGCCTTTTATGGAATGGTATCCAATGACTTTAAATATGTTTTTGAAACAATTCAAAGGATCAAATTAAAATTAAATGAAAAAAGTTTTCTTTTTTCTTTTTTCTTTTCTTTCTTTTCTTTACAAAATCTTTTTCTTCTCTTTTTTTATTTTTTTTCTTTTAACAGGAACATAAATGTAAAAGTCAATTGTATACGAATACCAATCAGGTTTTTTTCTGTTTTTCTCCCAAGTCGCAAACCGTTGTTTTTCTTCAGACATATAATAGTTTCTATATGATTCCACTGGATCCGCAGTTTTATATTTATCTGGCATCGCTAGTGCAAACGGTGTTAAGCCAACAACTTCAAATTTTTCATCAGCAGGTATAGATTCCTTCAAATGCATTGCCATTAGATACGCTTGGTGAAATTTTGTAGAAGGATGATTGTAACGGAAACGCCATTCGTTGTGCATTTCTTCAATTAAATCCAGAGTCCAAACAAAATTCGCTTTTGATTTACGACACCAAATAGTAACCGGATGATTTTTATGTGCCAATTTATATATTTTCGCATTTGTAACCTCATCTTCTGGATCTAGTAGCCGTTTTGCAGAACAAAGCATCTGAACTGCTTCTAATATTATTTTGCTTATGTGTTTGTCCATCATGTATTCTGCAACTTCTTTTTGAATCAAAGAGAGAATGAATAAGTTCATTTTTTTTAAGTATTTGGTTACAAAGGATTAGTATTTGAAATATAAGTTATTATATAAGTATTTGAATAACTTATATTTATTATTAAAAAATTATTTCAATTTTCTTCTCTTCTAAAGTGAAAAATAGATTAAAACCAATCCCGATCCACCACTACCACCTAGTAAATTGATACTTGTACCACCACCGCCGCCACACCCTGTATTTGCTAGTCCACTCAATGGCGGAGTTAATGAATATGTGTTTCCACCGTGACCACCTAATCCAAAGTCAATCCTATTATAAGGTCCAAATGGCACATTTATAGATCCAGGGGCACCGGAATTGCTATATGAATTTGTTCCACCACCTCCTCCTCCGCCGCCACCCAGAGTTCCAGATGTGGCATTGTTATTTACAGTTGCCCCAGTCCCTCCTAGAGATCCTTGAGTTCCACTAGCACCTCCATTTGCACCATTAATTGAATTTATTAATGCGTTTGATCCATTGACACCTCCTGCTGCATCTAATATTGTTAATAATCCCTGTTTTATTTTAGAATTTAATCCACTTGATCCAACTGTTATGACATATGTTCCGGATATAATGGTATAAACACTGGTTATCCCACCGCCTCCACCGCCTCCACCTCCTGACTCGGTAGATCCTAACCCTCCTGCACCACCACCACCCATACAAAAAATAGTGCATAATATAGTTATCGCATTATTAATGGTAAGTTGTCCGCTTTGAGTAAATTCTATTACATAAATATTATCAATTACATATTGTCTAGGGCTGCCTGTTACCGTAAATATTTGAGCAGAATTAATAACTATATTAGATGGTTTAGATTCAGATCTAATTGGCTGCGTATTGCTAACTGATTTCACATAAAATGCATATAATTTTGTATTTGGTGTTATTCCAGTTACGGTATAAGTAGTAGTCAACTTAATTAAATTCGTAGTAGTATCCACTTGACCCAAAACACTACCCGTCGGGACAAATGTGCCATTGACATTTTGATAAACAATAAAACTTGTGATAGGAAGTCCTGATTCAGGTATAGTCCAAGATAGCGTAACCGTTGAAACCGTGTAAGCCGTTAAAGTTAAAACAGGTGGATCAATAACGGCAGCACTAAGTAACGTGGCATTTATTGGAAACTTATCGCCCTCAACTGACATTTTTGTTCTTGTTCTAGGAAACCAAGGCACAATACCATCGTTCCAGCACAAATCTGTAATAGGACCAGGAACATCTGAGTAAGATGTGGGAAAACAAGGGTCGTTGAGCGGCTGTTTGAAGATGACTTTACCAGTTTTAAGGTTCTCTATTGTACCACATACTAAATTGCCTAAATCTTGGATAATAATTGGTTCTTTAGCACCAACATTTATTGTCAAAGAAACAGAATTTACACGTTGCAAATTCATAGTGTTTGGATTTGTATATCCTTTGGCTGATTGTGTAGCCCAAGTTTTGCGATTAACCCATTTTCCCTGTGCAATTAACGCATATTGTTGTTTCTTGGTTAAATTACTGCTATTTTTCTTGTATTGCAGAACGTTGCCCTTGTTTAACATGGCGATTTCATTTGCTAAATTTCCGGCAGGCACTACTTTTCCGGTTAAAGGTATGGTAACTGTTTGATTCGGATTTTGATTAAAGGTTGAATTTGGATCCGTAAATAAAGAACATTCTCCTTGAACACGGTTCCAAGTGCGAGTAGGAGAAGGCAGAATCTTGAAACACATAGTTCTTGGCATAATGGATGATTGAACTGATGTTAATAACGATGATGGGATTGACATTATTTATAATTATTAATTATTATTATTAATTATAGATTGTTTTTGTAAAAATAGATTATAGATTGTATTGTATATTATTAAAAAAATGATTATTGATTCAAAATCCAAGTAGGAGTATCTAATAACTTTAATTTAGGACAAGCAGTGCAGCCTGGTTTTGTATTAGATGTATCGGTAGGGCAAGAAAAATTGCCAACAGGGGTTGTACTATCAGATGTTACACACGAATATAGATTATTGCTAGGATTTTTACGCCAAGCACATCGTAAATTATCTTTTTCATCTGTATATTTTAAATAACTGTTAGTACAAGTACTACAACTGGTGACATCACCGCATACAGATTGCGCCTTTAAAGGAACTAGTTTTGTCCAATCTGTAGCAACAAGTCCTTCCTTAATAGAAGCCGAGATTTGAATCAAAACGAAACCTAATAAAATAAATACGACTAAACATAGAGGTCGTTTATATTTGATACAAAATGAACTTAAACTCATATAATATATTGACATTTTTTTAAATACTTTTTTATTAAAAAGGTATTTAAATCAAATATATGATATTTTTTACACTTTCATACTTTATTCTGTCTTTTTTCTTAATATCCTCCAGTTTCACCTGCAAAATACCAACGCAATGACAAATAATCGTTATTCTTTATATTCATCGCATCATTAGTTCCTATCATAGTTGTATTAGGACCCTTGTAAACTAAATTACTTATTTCAATCGGATTCAATGCACGATTATAATACAACAAATTAGAAATATATCCATCAAAACCGCCATTCTCTGCAACATACACATCTCCGTAATTTTGCTTAGGGACTCCATTTAACTGCAAACTCTTTGATATGTCACCATTTATATACACATCCAAAAGTGTGTTTTTGCAACGAATTATTACATTTATCCATTTATTCATTGGTATCTCATTGATAGTGACCTTTGTATTGATATCATTAAATGTGTTCATAAATATCACCAAGTTATTTGTGTTTGGAGCGATATACAAACCAGGTGCATTATTAGGGAAATTTACACCCTTAAATGTTTGTTGATCTTTAAAATCATTTCCCTTGTAAAATACACAACGATACATATTTTTATTATATTGTAAATCATTTATCATTATCCAACAAGACCAAGTAAATTCCACACCTTCACGTTGGTTATCGGAACGTGGAATATTTATTGAATTCAATAATTTAGTATCCTGTGGAATAGTCATTTTTGTTTTTGCACTTATCATGCCATCTATTAACATGGGATTTGATGAACCTGCAATCAAAAATGAACCAATTAACCATATTCCTAAACGTAGTAAAAAGGTAAAACCAACTAAAACTAATAGCAGAAATGCTACCTTGGCAACTAAACTATTTGAGTTAAGAAATTCTTTAGAAGTTTCTTTATAATTAGAAGAAAACCCCTTAAATGTGTCACCCATAGCAACAGATGCATTTGAAACTCTGTCTGAAACACCGGATGCTGAATTTGAGATACCCGATGCCAAATTGGTTGCAGCGTTAGATATATTAGATACAGCGTTGGATGCTACATTTTGAATATTTGACATGGCATTTGTCGCTACATTTGAATTATTATATCCTGAATTATAATTTGAATAACTCATTACTTATATTATATATATTATTAAAAGAAAAAGAGAAATATGCATTTGCATCATTTAAAAATATATTATTTGCGTCCATTTTAAAGTTAAATGGTGTAACTGCTGGTTTCTACATTGTTATTTATTAATGATAATTTAACAGCATACGATCCAAACAAATTGCCTAAAAAACTACCGCCATAGCCTTGCTTGTAAATATTCCAAACACTTTGAGGATTCATTGCATCTCCCCAATATTGGAAATGCGATGTCCAGCCCGAAAACCCACCATTTGGCGTCACATATATAGGAGCCTGAGGGTTTACTACAGGAATGCCAGGCATAACGCATGTGCGAACCAATTTTCCATCAATATACGTATCCAATGTGCGGCCATAAACACTGATAAGCAAATGTACCCATTTTTGAATAGGAATATTATCTACGCTACAAGTGAATTGTGACGATGGAGGGTTTATATCTTCAGAGTTTGAAACAGTTAAAGTAACATCAATGTTATTATTTGTATCATTTAAAGACACTAAAGGACAAGGTCTCTTTATACTTGTGGCATCATTCATTCTTCCGAAAATTACTTTTCTGCTACCATAATTCTTATTCCAGTCATCTACATAAAACCAAATGGAATATGTAAAATTAACTGCATTTGTTTGTGACAAACTAGTTGGCTCAATGCGCTGTAAAGTTTGACCAGATGTTAGTCCAGACAATGTACTGACATCACTTGAAATATAATTGTAAACAATTATCAATAAAACAATGACAATAATCCATAATATTATATTCTGAAAATTCATTATATTATATTATACGTCTATATTTTTTCAATTATATAATATTTTATAAATAAAAATGGTCTAAACCTTTTAGGTTATTCAAAAGGAGGACTATGATCCTTAAATAGTTCATACAGTTTATTTATAGTCAAAAGATCTATAGGTGTCTTATAATAAACCAAATTTGACACACTTCCGCTAATACCATTTTCCGTTCCTACTGAGAGAATATCGTTTATGGCCTTGTTCGGTGTATTATAATTAACTACATTGATGGCAGATTTAACTAATGATCCATTGAAAAACACGTCTAAAGTTCCGCTGCTATAATTGAGAACAATATTATTCCACCTTTGAAGTAAAACATCTGTTTTCTTATATATTATTCGGTCATTTGATTCATCCAACTCATATTGCCCCTTATATCCCTTTATTTTGTTTATTTTTTCCGTAATATTGGTTTTGATTGATTCCCAGAGTGCTATATTATCTATCGTAATTGTTTTTTCTAAATCTTGCACATTTTCTATATTTGCATCATTCACATTTTCCGGATCTTCTTTAACTGTAACATATAACGTATTTGTAGGGGAGTAATATTTAACATGTAGTTGATCACCATACGATACAATAGAAACACTCTTTGTATACGAATTGTTCGTGCTAGGAGGGAATGAATCAATGTAAAACCAAAAAGATATCGCATAAGTATAACTTAATCCAGGAACACCATTTAATATGCTAAAGGATGATAAATCATTTTTTTTTCCGATTGGAATAGGTGTTGTTACCAGTGTTTGTCCTCCAACCTTGTAAACCTGTTGTTTTACTATTGGCACTGCCATTGTGGTCATAAAAATATAAATAACACATACAAATACAGCGATTATTAAAAAGGCAAAATCGTTTTTAGATTTCAATATGCTAGTATTTTCAAAACCATTTATATCTATTTTGGATCCGAAAAATATTTTAGACAAATAATCGGTGACTACAACTAAAAGACACGGGATATATAGTAACGTATTTAGTCCCAGCCTAAAATATGGATTTCTTTCTAAGAACCCGCCTGCATTTACCAGTTTATATAAAATTCCCAACATACTTATTAGCAAAATTAGATTGACTATTGTGTGACCAATGCCGTATGAAGTGCCGCTGTTATTAAAAAACCCAATCACAGATAAAAAACCCCATAACAGTAATCCAGATACAATCAGCGCAAAAAATACATATATTACTTTGAAAAAAGATAAAATACCCGGAATATCTTTATATTCCGCTTGTTTATCCGGATTATTAAAAAAGTAATCGTTTAATTTAATCATCGCAAATAGTGCTAGACCAATGAATATCAGGAAGAATAATGCTCCTACACCACCATATTTGCTCATAATTTCGTACGGATTCCAAATGTAAAGTCCAATTATTCCAATTATAAATAGAATAAATATGCCAGTATATTTCAGCCTATCATCATATGATTGTTTTGAAACTGATGTATGATTTATAACCGCTGAAACAGTATCTTTCTCTCTTGCTCTAGTAAATAAAAAGATAGAAATACCTGTCACAAATAATATTAAAAAATAGTTGAATAACATTGGGCTATTATTTGCTGGAATGTTAGTTGTTAGCATCCCGAATGAGGCTAGTAACCCGACAAAAAGACCGATTATGACGACACCGATTGTAATTGTTTCCCATTTTCCAAAGGTCATGACCAATCCATCAAATATCGTTTTTGCATTATCTTTGATATATTGAAATAGATTGATATATGGGATTGATTGGCCTGCAGTTGGATTAAACTTGGTAAACCTTTTAAATAGATAGACAACAATTAATATCATTACTAATGTTATAAAAAGTCCGGATCCTAGAGTTTTATCAAATCCATCGGGGTTATAAACGGCTAAGAATGAACATAATAAAAAGAAAACAGTGGTTATTATTAGTAACATATTATATCCATCAATGGCACCGGAAGTGTCTATTGCTGTCTCGTTTATTTTTGAAACCCCTTGCTTTATTACTGACGGGATAGATTCCATAAAAGACATCATTGTTATATATATTATATTATTATATAATGATATAATATCCGGTTAATCAATCTTTTAAAATAGAAACCCTTTTTACAAAAATATCTTTGAATCATTACATATTTTCCATCGCGGTTTTATTTCCATGGCATTCTCTACATAATGCAACTAAATTGCCCGCATCATTTCCGCCCCCGTGCTCTAATCGGATCTTATGATCTACTTCAAATGTGTGAGACAATTTCTTCCTGCATTCGCCGCATTTCCAGTCCTGCATAGATGCCACATATTTCTTCTTTGTCTCGCTAACAGATCGCTTTGTAGGCCTTCCGGTCAACATTTGCCTTTGTTGTTGCTGTTGTTGCTGTTGTTGCTGTTGTTGTAAAGGATTATAATCTTGACTATAACCTCTGTTGCATTCATCCATAAACCCACCATTTTTATTGGTGAAGTCAAAAATAGGGCTAATCATATCCATAGATGATTTGTCAATGGGCAAGTATTTTACCATATTGTTTGTATAAAGAAGCATATTTTTGGTTTGCCCTGGATTGCGACGGATCATCAAATAAAAAGAGAGAGCAACAATAACGATGATTCCCATTTGGTAATATTTTTTATATGACATAAATGATTTGGTGTATTTTCCATCATGATACAAATTAAATAATAAAAAGGCAACTATGGCGAATATAAATAATTCTAACTTCATTGTTTACAATATATTATATTATAATCTATTATTATCTTTTCTTAGTACGTTGTCTTCGACTTCTTCTTTTTTTTGTTTTAGTTATTCCTTTTATAGTTTTCTTTCTAGTTTTGGTTCCTCCTCTTATAGAAGATGACTCCGATTTAGAATTTGATTCCTGGTTTATATCTAAAATAATAGTATTTAATGATTTCAGATCACTCGCTAAATCATTTATATCAATTACTTTTGTCGGATTTTTAAACAAAAAGTCAAATATGATATTTTTGATTTCTGTAATCAAACGTATTTGGGAGTCAGTTAGTTTCTCAAATTCCGTGAAATTTTCAGTTATCTGCTTTATTAACATCGTATAAATCATTACGAATCCCCATATATCAATTATTTTTAAGAAAATGGTATTGAAATAATTCAGAATATCAAACTCACCGTTTACGGTAAACTTTAATAAAATATCGGAGATATATTCAATAATATAATAATAAGCGAATTCGCATTCCACTATTCGGTCGTCCATGTTCATTTCAACGATTAAATCTTTGATTTTGTCCAAACCATTGTTATCCAGTGATTTAATAATAGAATTTATTGTTTTAAAATGTCCATCTCCGCGTATTTTATTCCATTCAAAAATATACTGCAAAACAAAATCACAGATAGATATTTTATCTACCTTCTGGTTTCTCTCTTCTAATAAAGAGAGAAATGTACTATACCTTTCTGTAAAAACTTTGTTAAACAAAACATTAGAAAAGGGAACATTGTATTGAAATGGACGGCGATATAGCCGCTTAGGAATCCCTGATTTATTATCATGATGCACAGATAGACCCCAATCTATGAGTTTACAGTAAGTCAGTGACTCTTCTTTTTCCATTGTTCTCTCTTCATCTCCATTTGAAAGGATATTTTTAAAGGAAACTAAAACATTCCCACTTTTAATATCACAATGATACAGATCCAAATCGTTCATAGGTTTAATTCCATTAATAAGTAAATCAATTAATGTGTTATTGATATTTACCATGTTTTTGGGAGAGAATGGTTGTGAAAAAAAGGTCTTAATATCAATACCACCATCCGGCATATTGATTGCCATCAATTCATTTAAACGCGAATCTATATTATCCCTTTTAAAACCTTTTTTGGTTAATGCCTTGCATTTTTTAAAATTAGAAAGATCTTCTTCTTCTAATATAGGTTGTTCACAAAGAGAGAAACCGGAAACCAGAAAGTAATCGTTATAGTTGGGTATTTTTTCTAGAACTTTTTTAAAGGTTTCAATCTCATTAAATTCGCTTTTGGCGTGTTTCTCAGTCATTAGTTTACTTATATATCCAGGTTTTCGTTCATTTGGATTAGTATTTGAATTCCTACATTTTAATGCTGGTTTAAAAACACAACCGTAACCACCAGATGCTAATATATCTCCCCCTTTTATCATCTTATTATTCTTATTCATCATAATAATAATACATATTTTATTTTTGGTATTATTATAATGTTTTTATTTTTGTTTTTGTTATGTTAAATCAGGGGTTACTACTTCTTCTAATTTAGCATCTGATTGTTGTCTTTTTTCCTGCCTCTCTCTTAAAAATAATTCTATTTCATTTTTAATTTGTTGGACATCAGGATTATCTGACGTTGATTCCTTATATGGAACCAAAAAATTTGTTACAGATTCTACTTCCTTTTTATTAGACCCTTTTCTCTCTTGATAAACAGTTTTAAACTCTATTAAACTTAGATTAAATGTATTCATCTCAAGAGAAGCATCAGATATATATTTTAATAAATTTTCGGTTAATTCCATTTGTTGGCAAATATCAGCAATTACTTTTGTTACTAAATCTTCCAATTTTGGTTTATCTTGAGAGTCTATGCCACCTTTCATTATCATTGACATTGATATTGTTCTTAATGATTTTGTTTGTTTTTTGTTATGTAATCCTAGAGATTTAAGTGTTTTTCCATTCCTTTTTCCATTACTTATTCCACCGATTAATGGAAAAAATGAAGCAGCAAATAAATATGCAGCCATATTAGATCCTAATGCTGTTCTAGTCGTATCATCAATTGGCTGTACTCCTGTCAAAACTTCAGAATCTAAATTCAACTTTGTTACCAAGTCTTGTAGAAAAGTATACAGAAAATCTCTTGCGGATGATATTTTACTTTTCATACCTGTTATTTTTGTTTGTCTCTCTTTATCTGCTGGAGACATTTGTTTTCCTTTTATTTCTTGTGTATTAGGAGAAGAATTAGGTTCAGGATAAGCCTTCAATAGTTCATCAAATAACATATCCAGAAAACTAGCATTAATGATAATATTTTTAATATTTTTACAAATATCTTTATAAAATAGTTCCTTATCTAAAGACACTACTATTTTATCTTGATTATTTAATAAATTAGTCATTAATTCCGTTTTAAACGCATCTCTCTCCTTAGTTATAGTTTCTATATCGGTTGTTAGACTTATTATTTGATTTTTCAATTGGTCCTTTTCTTTGGTTTTGGATTGAATTTCTTTATTGTGTTCAGATGCTATTTTTGTTCTTTCTAATAACACGTCTTCTATTTTTTTATCCGCTTCCATTTTTCCACCCTTTAATTGTTTTATTTGTGTTTGGGTTGATTCAAATAATTTATTTAGGTTATTTTTTAATGATGTTAATGATTCTAGAGGGGATTTATTATTGGTCCATTTTTCTAAAATATCACATTTTCCATTAAGTTCTACACATTTTTTTTCAATATTTTTCCAAATTTCAGATATATTTTTTTTTATTTGTATAGTTTCCTTTACATTTTCATCAAGATTATATTTAAAATTCTTTTTTACTTGTATTTCTTTCTTTAACTCTGTTTCTAAAATTACCTTTTCTTCTTTTAATGTTTTATTTATTTCTTTTTGTGCTTCCTCTCTTTTTCCATTATCAGTTTGTATTTTAATTAACCTGGTTAATAATTCTTTTTGATTGGTTTCTACTTCTACATTTTTTGCTTTTAATGTGTTTATTAATGTGTTTAATTTTTCTTTTTCTTTTTCATTTTGACTCAAAGTTTCTTTTATTTGTGTTAATTCAGAAACCATTTGCTTATTTTCAGATGAAAAATTTAAATTTTCCTGAGTTATTTTATCAATCTCCTTTTTTTCAAGTGCTTGATTAGTTTCTAAATTTTTTATTTTCATTTCATTTTCTGCTATTTTTTCATCCTTTTCCTTTATTTCATTATCGTATTCTATTTTTTTCTTATTAGATTCTTCTTCATCTTCTTTTGATTTCCTTTTTTCAGAAGTTTCTTGTTCAATAATATCTTTCAACCTTTTATCATTTTCTGAATCTGCAATTAATTTTAATTTGGCAACATCTTCTTGGTTTACATTTTCATCCGGAACTAAATTTACTTTAATATCATCTAAATTTATAGAAGACTCTTTTTCCTCTTCATTAACAACATCTTTAATAACTGGATATTGACTGACAATATTTATATTACTTTCTTCATGCATTGGATTTTTAACATCATTTTCTAATAGTTTAATTCGTGTCTCTATCATTTTCTTTTTATCTTCCAATTTTTGCATTAATTGATCTATATCAAAATTTTCTTTACGTTTAATAAAAGGATAATCCCAAGAATTTTGTGAATTATAATTAAGGCTTTGTTGATAAAACAAAATAGCATTTTTATAATATTTGTTCAACAATGTTACATCATCATTTGTAAATTTTAAATTCTTTATAATTCTTTGTAATTGTTTAATATCACTAATTTTTTGTAGTAATTGTTCGTCATCATTATTAGTTATAGTTTGTTCATTAAATTCATCATTTTTTAATTCAAGAGATATAGTTTTTTTTTGTTTATTAATAGTTTCTTGTTGGGTCCTTGATTCTTTTTTTAATTCAAGAGGTTTATTATTTTGGATTTGGATGTTCTTTGTCTGTGATTCTTGATTTGTTTTTATTTCCTTTTTTATTTTTTCATTCTCTAATAGTTGAATTCTAGCGCGGTCTTCCTCAACAAATGCGTTCACTCTTGCAGCCTTCTCTGTATCAGCAAGTGCTTTCACTCTTGCAGCCTCCTCTGTATCAGCAAGTGCTTTCACTCTTGCAGCCTCCTCTGTATCAGCAAGTGCTTTCACTCTTGCAGCCTCCGCTG